CTGGGGGTTATTTCCTAGAACCTATTCAGGTTCACGGAAACCGCGGTTATCAGCCGCGCCAGGCCGATAGGGAGTTTCCTCCCTACCGTTGGCAACCAATCCCAATAGGGACTGATTGCCGCCTTCGTGTGGTACTTGGCGGGACCAAGCCTGATCCCGATAGTGCCTCCGGCTTTACAGCCGACGATGTCGCCACGTAGGAACGCCAAGAAGAGCCCGTGAGGATTATACATCCTTGCACGTGCTCCTTTCGGCACCGTAATACCGCCGTCCGTGATCTTCATCAGGCGTGGGATCGATTGCCATCGTCGATACAAAATCGACTGACAATCTACATCCCGCTTCTGATGCTTGACCATTTCAAGCGGTACACGTATACCTGCGTCGTCATTCTCGTAGAGAGGGACAGGTAACCACCTGACACTCTTAACGAGTCTATGAATGGTTCGCGTAAGCGGAATTCCGCTTACCGCAGACCAAACATTTAGACGATTTATGGCAACAAACCGATTAGCTTGTGTCTTGAGGGATTTGATATAAACCCCCCGAACAGGGTGACCGTTAAAATAGTCACCTCCACAAGATTCTCGGAACGGTCCTTCTGAGAAGGACTTTGCAGCGTTGACCTCGAAACCTAAGAGGTGCAACAAGCGGACCAGTCGGTCCTCGTGTTGCTTTTCGATGATAATATCATCACCAAAAACTCCGAAGTTTCCAGGGTTTCCTCCCTGTGGTCGTATTAGACGGCAATCAGCCGCATAATACGAAGCTGCAACAGCACAGCTAAATATGATCGTTTCTAAAGGAAATGTAAAACCATTCCCCATAGACGAAACCATATGAAGCTCCTCGACATTACCGTTAGGTAATGTACATGACGGTGAACGCATAAACCCAAACCACGACAAAACATCTCGTGGAAAAAGTTCGTGCATCATCCCCCATGACACAGTGTCAGAGGCAGAAGCTAAATCTATCGTTGATAGATTGTTGCTAATGCTTCCAAGCCGTGCGAGGTCTCGATTGTTTTCTTGCTGACAGGCCAAGTCAATTCCGAAGAATTGGCGCAACCTGCCCTCAAGGATCCGACCTAGCCCAAGCTGAAAAAACATATTCAGATTGGGTTCGGTACAGATCACTCTCGAGGTGTCTGCGTTTTTAGGTACGAAGGACAAACGGTTACCTACCACTACTTTCTGCTCACCGAATTGGTCGATTCGCAGCGTTTCTGCTGCAGACCATTCGGGATATGCGTCAAAGTAGTGCCTATAGACTAGGTAGAGAGCCTCAGAAGTGCATGACAACCTGCTTGAGAATAACTTCGTATAGAAGTCATTCCCGTTAGCAAGAAGACTTGCACCTGGACCGGTACGTGAATGTGATAAAATATCCACGAAATGGGCCAGCAAAGGATCACCCTTTGGGTTGAAGAACCGATAGACCTCTTGTTTAAAGAGGCCGATCAATAGTTCGTCCCTAAGTGATTCAATTCTGAGTGACCAGTTCTTGCATTGTATATTACTTCGCAAAAACTTATCCAAGGCTACGTCATCTGCATTAGGTTGGGTACGATCTTCGAATTTCTTGAAGAAAGACTTCGCTAAATGCAGTTTTCGAAATTCCTTGGTAGTCATCCCCGGAAAATAATCCATATCTCGGACGGATGTTTCACTATCCATCCAAGAACATGGAGAAGTCTCCGAGAGGTCCTCTAGTAGATCGATAAAAAGAGCGTGATACGAGATCTTCATAATCCGTTCCTTTACCAGTGTGTATTACCTCGGAAGTCTCGTCTTCCTCCTCCTCCTCAGGTGCTACCCTCTCATCCTCGATTCGAACAGAATCAAGTGTGAAAAGGCAACCACCCAGTGAGGCGAAGAAGATGAGTAGCAGTAAAGCCTTATTGCGGCAACCTGTTTTCACAGGACACCGTCAATGAAGATTTCTGCTAACTGCGTCGAGAGATTATTCATCTCTGCCGCATGAACTCCTAAGGCCAAGCGAATGTTTACCGGATCAGCCGCGTCGGCACCAGCGGGAACAGAGACTTTCGTCTCGATTACCATGGTGACGGGCGCCTGACCGGATAACGGTGTGACACCCTTTCGGGTACGCATCGTAAACACATTCCTCGGCACACTACCAAGTTTACCTGTCACAGGATTGACCGGTCCCAATATACGATATTGGGCAGGTCGTTCTACAGTGAAGGTGAACGGTGAAGAGACCGAATGAAACGTAACGGTCGCAGGGAAAGTGCCGCTAGATTCAGCGGTAAATGCCCTTTGAACGCTATGTGCATTCGGACCCGTATCCTCCACATTCGTAACGATCGCGGTTGTATAACCGGGATAGTCTTGAATTAGGAGGGTTGAGTCCCAGGATATAGCCATTTTGGAAGTTTCCTTCTAAATTATGGTTATCGAAAGAACCTCGACAACGCTTTTCCACCAGCGAACAAAGCGGCCATATTGAGCCACTTTGCACCAGACCCAGGAAGGGAAAACCTGAGTGTTGGAACCAGAGTCCCGAAATAGGGATTCCGGACGATGGTGGTAGTCGTTATCTTGGAAGCTCCTGGCGTTCCGTACATCACGGACCAGTGCCGAAGGGGATCAGCGATATCTGGAGGAGTCAATTGGTAGTTAACCAACTGGCTCACAGATTCTTTGATCACCGTCTTCATGGTCCATCGCACACTACTTCGTGCGAGCGATGCAGCGGAGACTATTTCTTGAACATTCGCGAAATAGTCAATCAAAAAGGAATATGGAAGCAATTCCCATGCAGTGGGTAAGAAGTTAGACATGTCTAAACCGACACGTCGCCTATTACTCAATGCATAGCTTCCTAAGTCCACTTGGCCGTAATACTTGACGGTGACCTCATTGCTTTGCAAGAGGGCAGCGTCATAGGAGGCCACTGAAGAACCGAGACTAGTAGGGTCAGCTGTTGAGCTGTCTTTCTCGCCTCCGACTCCGGTGACCATCTTCCAATGTTTGTCAGTCATATATCGCGAATTAGCGAGTGCCTCAGCGGCACTATCTATATCCGTGAACAATGGCTTCCAACCAAAGGAGAACTCCAGCCAGGTATCTGCCAAAATCTCCCGCTTTCTCTTTCGAGAAAGACGTTTGGTCTTAGGACCGATTTTCTTTAATCGGTTATAATAAGACCTTACGCCCTTGCGGAAGGCTAGGACAGGATTCTTGATTAATCGAATTGTGCGTAGAGTTTCACCGATTACCACACCACTTTCGATGGTGGTTTGGTGTCGGCGAATTTTCTTCACATAATTCTCAAGCGCCAAGTTGTTGGCCAAAACCTCAGAGAGTAGAGCGGTGGTTATTGGATCCGGGACAGGAACAAAGTTCCTAGACTCGAATTCCGCAAACCGAAGCTCAGTTGGAAAAGGCGTCCTAGGTAGTGTGAGTATTTTCTCAAGACCGGCAGATGATCTCTTGATTCGTGCACGAATTTTGGTACCAACTAAGTTGGTCCCAGCGTTCCTGCCGAAGAAGATATCTTCTTTCCATCTCGGGTTTTTACCCCCATCTACCTCACTCTTGAAAGTGTCACTTGAATAGCTCTCCGAGATTGAAATATCCTCGTTGAACTTTTCTTGTGTACTCAAAGAGTAATATCGAACAACATGCTGTTGTTCTTTGTGGGTCGTCTCTGCCATTCTATCTCTCCTTGGATCTGGTGTACACTATGCACTCCTATTGGAGAAAGTCATCAATCAAACCTAGTAAGGTTTGAACCACAGCACAAGGCTCTGCACTATGGCGCTGAATGCTAGATGACCGCATAGGGTAACACGTTAGCACGCGGCTAGAAAGCGCCGTG